AATCATACGGTTTTGTTGACATAATTTACCATTTTCCTGGTGCCTATATAGGGAACGTAAATACACACATGCTGTACATAAATCGACCATTGTGTAAGACGTGTAAAAGCAAACCACGAGCTTATGCCTACAAGCGGAATGACAGGATTTATTGGCGTAGTAAGTGTGACACCTGCATCAGGAAGAGTGCGGGCAAGAAAGTGGACGGAATCACGGCACTACAAAGATCTGGATACAAGACTAAAAAACGCTGTGAATTGTGCGGATTCAAAGCACAAGATAAAGCACAATTAGATGTTTTCTTCGTGGATGGAGATTTACGTAATACTGCTACTACAAATCTAAAAACTGTTTGCGCCAATTGCCAGAGGTTGGGTAGCACTCGTAGGCTCGGCTGGCGCATGGGCGATCTTGTTGCTGACGATTAGGTCGTCGACTCTTGCAAATAGTTGCTCTTTTGTGCCATCGTTGTCTATGGTGAAGTCAAAATCCCAACCCATCCAATCCCATTCGGATTTATGGGCACCTTTTTGTTCCATCTCTTCCTTGCTAGGCAACACACCACGTTTGACAAGTATAAGTTTGCCTCCAGATTTCTGTATCATTTTCAGTTCATTTTGAAATCTGGTGTCGGCTATCACGGTTGGGGCACCGTTGTATCTCATCAGACAACTGTCAATCCATATGTCATCATGCATGTTCTGACGCATGACTTCCGTCCCAAAATACTGCAACACCCACCTGGGTGTGACGGGCTTGCCAAACTTTCCACTCCAGAATTTGTCAGGTTGTTCTCTCCAGTGTCTACTGGATTCTGTTTTACCCTCTAACATTTCCCTGTCCCAATTGAACATGGTACTCACAGCATCCTTGAGACTTTTTGCAAATGAATCTTTACGGAATCCGTGTTTGTCGGCCAACCTGTCCGCGACAGTGCCCTTACCTGAACCAATCAAACCTACTACACCTATCAGCATAAGGTTTATTATACTATTTTTTTAGACGCTTTTCAATCTCTTTGATTGCTTCTCTGACAGATTTCAAAATGGTAATTCTTAGACTCTTCTTTTTTTGTTTTAGTGCCTTTACGCTCATTACTTCCAGTTCCTGCACCAATTGTTCTAGTTCGTCTAGTGTGAGATCAGAATAATTTTTGTACGGTGAATCTGTCATGACGTAGGTATTTAAATGTAGTTTGTGGTCAATTAACCAATAACAAAACTGTGAGGAGTGCCACCTTCTTGGAAGTTACCAATCTCTTGATCTAATCTTTCCATGTCAGCATTACCTTCGTTTTTCAATGCGTCACCGTTCAATGTGGTACCGCCCTGAGGTCCTGCGATGGTGTTAAATTTGCCCCTTGCCTCACCTAGCATGACCTTACAAACGGCCAGCGTGTAATCTCTGATCCATGGCTTGGCATAGATGTCTTTGAACAATGTTATGTCTGGTCGGTAGTTATCGGTGTGCATTAGGATTGTTTCGTCGTCGGCCCTAGGTCGTTGAGTGATTGTTAATTTTTTTGTGGCATTATCATAGTGGAACTGTATGAAACTACCAAACATTTTTCCAACCAATTCCTGGTATGATGCGAAAGCATAGTAAGTTGCCAGTCCACCTGTGGCACCTGCCCGCAGAAGATATGTGTTTGTATAGGCCAGATTGAATGGTTCAAACAGTGTACCGCCTTCACCGCCTTCGGTCCTTGATCCCACAGTCCTCCTGTTTAGATTCCTCACATTGATAACCTCATCTGGCAGTATGTAACTGTTTTGATTTTTCTTCAGTTCGAGGAAAGCATAAGATTCTTCCACAGCATTTGACGATCTCTGTCTATATCTATTTGTTGCTCTTTCTAGAGCCGTTTGATAATGTTTAGGGTCTAATTCTACGTCAATCATGCCCTCACCGAGGTTGTTTTTCACATAATCGAATATTTCTTGTTGTCCTGTTTGAAGTTCTGACATACTCATATTTATAGTCATTGCCTATGCAATAAATATGTATGATATGCCTAGATTGTCGATTTTCAAGCCTGAAAAGGGTAATGATTACAAGTTCTTTGATCGTAACATCAGAGAGATGTTCACTGTTGGTGGGACAGACCTGCATTTTCACAAATACGTGGGCCCATACAACCAAGGTGAAAATCAGAAAGACGGCAAGGCAAGTCCCACGTCACCGAATTATACTGGCGATAGCCTAAATGAAAGGACCATACAGGATCTGTTATTTTTGGAAAACAGAGACAGGAAGTATGATGACGATGTGTATGTTGTCAGGGGTATTTACAATGTCCAAGATGCAGATTTTAACCTGTCACAATTTGGTATGTTTCTGCAGAACGATACGTTGTTTTTGACTGTGCATTTGAATGACATAGTAGAACGAATTGGTAGGAAACCCATGTCAGGCGACGTAATAGAATTCCCTCATATGAAAGAAGATTACAGTCTAGATGAAAGTATACCGATAGCACTTAAAAGATACTACGTGGTAGAAGACGTCAACAGGGCCGCGGAGGGATTTTCACAGACCTGGTGGCCACACCTGTTAAGATTGAAAATGAAAACACTAGTAGACTCGCAAGAATTCAAAGACATCATAGGCGATGCAACCACAACAGGCACTGTTGCCAACTACATGAGTACATACAACCGGGAGAAAACCATCAATGATCAGATTGTAGCACAGGCAGAAGCAGATGCACCTAAATCTGGATTCAACTACAAACAATATTACGTTGCACCCATCGACGAAAGAGGTAATATTAGAACAGACAATGTCAACACAGAGCAAGACAGGGCCAGCAGTGATCAAACTGTAAACGCAATCATTGACACACCGGCGTCCTCTCATTATGGTTTTTACCTAGATGGGGATGGCGTGGCACCAAACGGTAATCCCGCAGGATTTGGTATAACTTTCCCAACTTCGGGTGTCGACAAGGGTGATTACTTCCTAAGGACAGATTATCTGCCTAACAGACTGTTCAGGTATGATGGTACCAGATGGGTGAAAATAGAAGATTCTGTTAGAATAACTACAACAAATAATGATTCACGTGCAAACTACAAAACAAGTTTTGTCAACAATTCGACTACTGATACAATCAACGGATTGACAGTCGATCAAAGACAAGCACTCACTGAAGCGTTGAAACCAAAGGCTGACAATTAAGAATGTTACACTTTTACGAAGGACAGGTTAGGAAGTTTCTGACTCAATTTATTCGAATTTTGAGTAATTTTTCTGTGGAAACAGGTAAAGGTGCGGATGGGTCAGTTCAGTTACGATCGGTGCCTGTTACCTATGGTGATCCAACGAGGCAGGTGGCAAATATCATAAGAAATAATTCGGAAAACGCACTAGCATATGCACCTAAGATAGCGTGTTATGTTAGAGAATTAAATTATGACAGAGAAAGGATGCAAAATCCTTATCACATAGAAAAACAACATTTACGAGAAAGAGATACAGGAAGTGATGGGAACTACACCAATCAATTGGGTGCAGGGTACACAGTCGAAAAGGTCATGCCGTCGCCTTTCAGACTTGAAGTAACGGCAGATATTTGGACAACAAACACTGATCAGAAACTGCAGATAATGGAACAGATCTTGTATTTGTTCAATCCAGATTTTGAGATACAGAAGTCTGACAACTACATCGACTGGACCAGTTTAAGTTATGTGGAACTGACCGGTACAACGTTCAGTTCTCGTACTATACCAGTTGGTGCAGATTCCGAGATCGATGTTGCCACAATGACCTTCAGCATGCCAATATGGTTGTCACCCCCTGTCAAAGTCAAAAAACTTGGTGTGGTACAAAAGATCATTATGAGCATATATGACGACGACGGCGGAATAGCCAAAGGGTTGATAGACGGAGAGTTGATTTCTAGAAGTTATGTCACGCCAAACAATTTTGGTTTGCTTGTGACCGGGAACCAACTAAGGTTACTAGGTTCGACCGGTACTAGTGTTAAATCTGGGGGTGATGGATTCTATACTGGAGCCAATGAACCGTCGAACTATGATCCTTTCGAGACTTTCGGTCCCGCGGTGAACTGGAAGGTGTTACTGGATCAGTATGGCAAGGTCACTAACGGCACATCACAGATTAGACTAAAACAGCCTAACGGCAACGAGATCGTGGGAACAATAGCCACAACCACGTTAGACGATACAATCTTACTCTATAGCATAGACACCGATACGATACCAAGTAATTCAGACGCCCCGGTTGGACCAACAGTGAAAAAGATCATAAATCCAGCCACGTTTGATCCAGGCACACCCGTTAACGGTGATAGGTATTTGATAATCAATGATGTTGGTGACAGCACGGCCAGTTTCCAAAGTTCAACGTGGGGAGATTTAGTTGCCGGAGTGGGAGACGTCATAGAGTACAACGGCAGTAAATGGGTAAAAAAATTTGATGCGTCTCATCCTGATTCAACACAGCACTACGTGACCAATCTCAACACCGGAATACAGTATCGTTTCAATGGCACGGAGTGGGTAAAATCATACGAGGGTGTGTACACCGCTGGTAATTGGAGCATCGTTTTGGAAGGAAATTCATCAGATTACAACGCCAGCACCGATGCAACCACTCCTTGATAAAATACATTTAAATTGTTATAATACAATATGAAAGAAAACATAGTCTGTTCTGGCGCACTGTTCTACAGCACTTCAACGAAGAGGTTTTTGTTCCTACAGAGGACCGACAAGAAGACACAGGGCACGTGGGGATTGGTGGGCGGACAAGCCAAGTACACGGAATCAGCATTCGAGGGTTTGAAGCGTGAGATACAGGAAGAAGTGGGAGACACTCCCAAGTTCAAGAAGGTGATACCCTTGGAGATGTTCACATCTAATGATCAGAAGTTCTTCTTCCACACTTATCTGATTGCCATCGAATCAGAATTTATTCCGAAACTCAATCAAGAACATTCCGGCTACTGCTGGACTGCTTTTGAATGCTGGCCCAAGAACCTACACATGGGTCTCAAGAACACACTCAACAATAAAAGCATAAAAGGTAAGTTGCAGACTATATTAGATCTTATAGTTTAACCAGCACTAATTTTCAAGGTACCTGAACTGTTCCAAAGTTGCCCTGCAACCGCTGGATCACTTGTAGGTAGGTTGG